ATTGGTAAAAAGAATGCAGGTTCTATTTTTTCGCCTTCTTCTATTTTATTTTCTAGTAAATCAAAATCTTGATAAAGTAGTCTAAAGTTAGGGTGAAGTTTTGCACTTATATAACGAGGTGCACCTGCAGCTGGACTTCTTAAAGAACCGAACTGACCAACACCTTGTAATAAAGGTAATGAGTTTTTAAATTTCTGAGCCATACCAACCATTGAAGATTCTAATGAAGTATTACCATGATGATAAAATGCCTCAGCTGCAACTCGACCAGCAAGCTGAAACAATTTCATCGGTTTTTCATTACCAGTTTTCCATATCTTATTAGCAATATAGACAACTTTTCGCTGTGTAGGTTTAAGACCATCTATGCAACTCGGTATAGCTCTATTTTCTACAACGTATCTTGCATACTCTAAATATTCTTTATCAAAGAAAGATGTTACTGTTCTGTTTATTTTTTTCATTTAAAATAATGATTTGTCATTTTTGATTATTATGTCCTCACCTAGTATCTTATGTTTACGTGGTGTTGAGTCTTTAGAGAACCAAATATCTAGTGTATTGTTAAATCCACTATCCTTCGTGAGAGTGAATGTTCTCGGGCTTCTGATGATCTCCTTATACTCTGCGTCTTCTAATGCAGCAAGTCCTTTCTTGTATTCAATTGACCAACTATTTAGGTTCTTTTGTTTAGCTTCCCATATTTTATAATCGTCATCAGAATAAAAGTTTAAAGATTCTTTACCTTTCTTGGCAACCATAAGTGGTGTTTCTACTTTCAAGATCCTACCTTCAGTAAATAACTCTGGCCAATATTTACCTAAAAAGTTAATTAATAATGCAGCAATAGAATTACCGTCTACATCCGCATCGGTGTATAAGAGTATTTTACCATACCTTAAGTCTTTAGGTTCATGTCCTATCTTTAAACCCATAGCAGCCATCATCGATTGTACCTCTTTATTCTGTACAACTTTAGATGCAGCCAATTCTCTAACATTAATGAATTTACCTCTTAATGGGAATGCTCCTTGATATTGTGGTTCTCTATACCTCCTAAATGCAGAAGATGCAGAATCACCCTCAAATATTGCAAGTGTACATTTTTCTCTATCACCTCGTTTCTTTGCATCAATTAATTTAAGTACTTTAGTTTTATCTAATCCTTTATTTAATTTCCTAAGCTTTGCTCTTTCATCTGCCTCATCCTTTCGTTGGATCCAATCCAAAACAGATTGTATGATTTCAGAATTTAGAATTTGTTTTAAAACCTTTTCACTTAATACATGACTTGTACCAAAATCTTTAGGTGGTGTAATTAACTTTTCCTTTGTTTGTGATGAGAAAGATGGATTAATAACAGTACAGTTAATAAACAAATATAAATGTTGTCTTAATTCAGAAGGTTTTACATCAACCCTGTACTTCTTTTTAATTTTTTCTCTAAGATAAGATGTAATTTGCCAGTCTATATTATTAACATGAGTACCGCCATCTTTAGTTTCTACTGAATTTACAAATGATATTGCTTTGAAGCCTGTCGTTGAATGACCTATTCCAATTTTCCAATGTTCTGATTGATCATAAAATACTGGAGTTACATAGCGACTTGCATAGTCTTTAAATGTCCTAAACTCAATAGGTTTATTGTTTAACGATATTTTAAGAGTAGGATTACATGCTGCAATATCAATAAGTCTTTTAGTTATCATTAAGTAATGATTCTTGTCGATACCCTTTAAACCAAATCTTTCAAAATCAGTAAGATATGTTATTTTAGTATATGCAGTTTTCTTATTTGTTATTTTGGCTTTAGTTCGCTCAGACATATTATTTTTAAAAGTCTGCACAAATTGTTTTTTACCATCACAGGTTTCAATTATAAATTCTTTACTAAATATATTTGTTAATGTACTACCTACACCATTAGTCCCAACTACTACTCTATCTTCAGTATCATCAAAATTACTACCAGCCTTTAAATTTGAAAATATCATTTCAGGTACCCACTCATCATACTCTTTATGAATCTTTACAGGTATTCCTCCATTATCCCAAATTGAAATTAAACCGGTCGACATGTCTATATCGACTTTAACTTTATCAAGTTTAGCATTTCTCTTATGTTCATCAACAGAATTAGAAACTATTTCATCAAAGAGTTTAAGAAAGCCTGGATTGTATGTTACTTCGGTAAGTTGAAATTGATCCTTACCTTTTGTTGGTAAAAACACTTCTTCAGTATGAGGCTTAATTGATCCTACGTACATACCTGGTCTCAATAGTACATGCTCGGTATCTGTTAATTTTTGATACTTCTTTTCAATGTTTATTGCCATATTCTTTTATTTATAAATTTTGTAAAATTCATCAATGTTGATTAAATTAAGATGCCTAGACTTATTCTTTTCAAATTCTCGGTATTCATAAAAAGAATTATCAAAATCACAACATTCCTGTTCTCCTCTACTAATGATAGTTAAACCCCAGCATATATCATTATTAAAATCTGGCCGATCTGTACTACCAACAGTATGTATTTTAAGGTCTCTCCTAGTTGCATTTAATTTATATACACATTTCCAAACCGTACCATTCCACGGTGCACGGTTACCGTCAGGTAATATATAGTCTTCTCTTGCATGCCATAGTGTTGGAGGATTTGTATCATGTAATAATATAAATCCATTGTCTGATAAATGACTGAGGGCATTATTAACATCACGTTCTACTTGATCTGATATATGTAAACCATCTATGAAAATTACATCCCATTTATAATCTTTAGGTAAATCTAATTTATCACTATCTAATAAGTTAAAGAATTCATCAGATGTTTTTTTGTAGTCTACATCATCAGTATCAAATTCGATACAAGGATCTACTGAATGCTTGTGTTTACATATAATTTTGTCAAAGTTACCTGTTGGATCATCAACACCAATTTCTAAGTATTTAGTAAAATTATTAGTTTTTATTAAATGATTGATATTATGTTTTTTCTGGTTATCACTATCTTGTTCGATATAACCATCAGATGTTCTTGCTATATATGTTCTCTTGTTCATTATTATTTATTTTTATATAGTCATTTTTATTATTTGTTTACCTAAACGATCTTTTCAACAATAACTTTAGTGAATGTAATGAAAACTGATATGCAGAATTCTCTGCTGTTGATATTTTGTCTTTCCATTTTGATGCAAAAATTGTAATAAGATTTTTAAGCGATGGGTAATGCACAAGTTTATTATCAGTATGCTCAATTGCACGTTTCACAAATTGGTAATCTTCTCTAAGGTCAGATGTAAATATCATATGTTGTTGTTTTGTGGAGAATATCGGAGTCGAACCGATGACCTCCTGCGTGCAAGGCAGGCGCTCTAGCCAACTGAGCTAATTCCCCTATGTAATGGTGGAGGCGGTGGGATTCGAACCCACGTCCAATAAGTTTCCCTAAAAACATTTCTTACAGCTTAGTATAAGTTTTCTAAAAACTTCCAAAAATAGATTATGTTACTCATGGCCACATGTATCAAAAAGCACTGTTGAGAGAATTGTTTAGGGTACAATTCAAAAACCCATATTACTTCCTTTTACACCTTATTCACGTACAAGTATACTAAGTAACATGGTGTGCATTGGACCTAGTTACTAGGCTGCCATTGCAAGTTCAGCGTTTCCACTTAACATGTTGATGTAGGTCATCACCCGGTGCTGTAGTTTTTATTTCAATCAGATTGTCAAAAGCCAAAAACGCCCCCAATAATTCAAAGAACTGTATTCTCTTTATATATTATAATCAATTTTTGGATGTAGATGAAATGACCTGGCTAATTCTTCATAACCTTTCTTTGCACCAAATCTATTCTCTGCACCAATATGCCATACAATTTTTTCTGCTATATCATATTCACGATATTCTTTATAATCATATATTGTGAATGGTGTACCATCTTCAGATTGCATTTCCCATTCGTTTTGTGTTTTTTCATTAATGTCGTTGTCGCTGTACATTACTTTCCCGCATACTTTTTCTAAGTCTTGTTTAGAAGCTGTTACTTCGTGGCCGTGAAAAGATATCATCGAAGATAAATTAGCGTGTTGGAATCTATTCATTGTTTTTTATGTTTATGTTCAGTATATTATAATAGTAACAAATTAATTTGCTTTCTGAAAGATTAATATGGTAATTCTATATTTTTATTTTCTTGTTCTTGTTTAAACTTTTCTATTAGTTTTTTACAAATTATTTTAAGCTCTTGTGAAAACTCACCCTTTTCAATTATCCATGTTAAATACCTAGCATCATTTGCATATACAGTCTTGAATGGAATTCCTTTATGTTTACCAAAATTAAACACGATGGTTCTTTTTTCATCAACCTCAGCAAATTTTAACTTGCCTCCTAAATCAACTTGATCAGCTCTACGAGTATTTACTTCTTTATCAATTTCTTCAGCTGTTGCTGCCATTGAATATAATTCTCGTTGAACTTGGAATATCTCCATAGTAGCTCTTACATCTGCTTCAGCTCTATGTGCACCCTCTAAATCTTTACCTGTATACTTTTTGTAAGTATTGGTTAAATCTCTCTTTTCGTAATTACTGTAAATAAGGAAAGGATCTAATACTGCTCGGCTCCTATGATTGAATGCTATACCGCATCTCATAAATTCCTCGCATAAGAATGGTACATCAAAATATAATGCATTATAACCACCTAGGTCACAATCGCCAATAAAATCATTTATTTCAGATGCTATGGATTCAAAAGATGGTTGATCAGATAAATCTTCAATAGATATACCATGCTTATCTTGTGCTTCAGGTCTCATCTCTGTTATGCCTGGATTAACTAATGATCGATAAGATTCAATTTCGTTACCGTCTAAATCAGTCTTGATCATACATATCTCAATGATACGATCTGATGTTGTACTTATTCCTGTGGTCTCAAGATCAAACCAAACTATATTTTTCTTCATACTATACTATTTAACTTTGTTATTATTAAATTTTATATAGCCAATATCAGAAATTGTTTTAAGAATTTATAAACTTTTTTAAATAATATTATTACTGGTTTGGTAATGAAACTTCGAGCTTCATTGTTTGGATTGCAGTTGGTAACGCTGTGATTGCAGTTTCGAGTCTTCCTAATGTAGAATTTAATTTTTTCATTGGGTCTGCACCTTTCTTTGCCGCTTTGTCTGGTTTATCAGAACCTAATCCTACTGCATTAAGCCCTTTATCTAATAGGCTTTCTCCACCACCACCACTACCCTCAGCCATCATGTCTCGGATATCTTCAACTGCATTAGCTAAAGCTTTATACGCGTCATCGTCGTTAGATAGTGTAGCACTTGATTTAAATAGCTCACCGAAAGCAACAGTCTTGTCAATATCTATTTTATTAATAGAATCTGCTATTTTAGAAATACCATCAGCTGCTTTGTCTAATAGACCTTTTTCTGCAACATTACCTAATGTTACAATAAAATCAGAGAAGTCATGCAGTTGGTCTGATATAACCGGGTTAGTTTCGTATAGGTCACTGAACGCAGTTCCTATTGATGTAAGTAATGTTCCTATTGATGTTGCTACTCCTACTGGGTCAAAATCCCCACTGAATGCCTTAAGCCCAGCTGCTATATCAACTAGTGCATCACCTGCACCATCTACTGCTTCTATACCTTTTTGGATTTTGTTTTCATCCCATGATATAAACCAATTTCCATCGCTTTCTTCGTTTTCTGAACCACCAATAGAAGCAAAGGCTTGTCCAACCATTCCCAAGACTGCTTTGATTTTACCAGCAGTTGCTTCAGGATCTTTTAAACCTGAGAACGATGTAAGAGCATCTGCAATTGATTTTAATTGATCACCTGCACCTGATACTGAATCAATACCTTCTTGTACTTTATTCTTTTTAATACCGAACAGTGAATTGAAAAATCCACCAGCTTCGACTGTACCTTCATCAGCAACAGCTGCGAATGCAGATTGTACAAACCCAATAGTATCACTAATAGCTTTACCTAATGTTGGAAAATCAATTTTTTTATCAATTAGTGATTGGAATCCTACTAATCCATCAGCAATACTTTTCAAAACATCACCTGCTTCAGATACTGAATCAATACCTTCTGCTACTTTATTCTTTTTAATACCAAACAGAGAATTGAAAAATCCACCAGCTTCAACTGTACCTTCTTCTGCAACTGCAGAGAACGCCCTCTGTACGAAACCAACAGTATCACTGATTGCTTTACCTAGTACTTCAAAATCAACCTTCTGATCAACTAATACTTGGAACGCAGTTAACCCATCTACTATACTGGTTAACGCATCACCGGCATTCATCACAGAATCAATACCTTCTTCTACTTTATTTTGCTTTAGTCCTAATAATGAGCCAAAGAATCCGCCTTGGTCAACAGTTCCTTCACCACCTATTGCAGCAAATGCAGTTTGTACAACACCAACGGTAGTACTGATTGCTGCACCTAATACATCAAAGTCAACATCTTTATCAACTAGTTTTTGGAATGCAACCAAACCTTCGGTTATACTGGTTAATGCTTTACCTGCATCCATTACTGAATCAATACCTCGCTCAACTGAGTTTGGGCTAAACGCATTACCAAAAATAGCACCGAATACTCCGCCAGGTGAAGCAGGTTCGCCACCTGCCGCTGCGAATGATGTAGTAATTCCTGTTAATGCAGTACTTAATACTATACTATCAGCGTCAGTCCAACCAACCGCTCTAAATGCTTTTAATCCTGGTGCTAATTTAGTTAATGCCATTCCTGCTGCTGCGAAACCAACAGCTGATGCTGCCATTCCTCCTGCATCGATTGCACCACCTATTGCACCACCTATTTTACTAAAGAATCCACCTTCAGCTTCACCACCCATAAACGCAAGCTTAACTGCTGCTAAGACTGTTGCTAAATCAGTTGCATCCGATGTAGTATATTTTAATGCTTTCATCGCAGCCAAACCTGGTGCTAATAATAATAGAGCACCACCTATAGCAGCAAATGCGATAGCACCAGCACCAATAAACAATGCACCAAACCCAGCAGCAGCAAATTCTAAACCTAGCATAAGTAATATTGCACCTTGTGTAACAACATCACCAGCAGTCATAGTATTAGCGACTAACGCAAATGGTAAATATCCTAAACTAAATACAAATAATCCTAATCCCATTGCTGCAATTGCTAATGCACCGTATGCAATGTCTCCAACAAATTCACCTAGTAAACCAATAGCCAATCCCATCCCAAGTATTATCCCAACTTGTAAAAATACAGTTCCTATGTCTGGTGCAGCTAATGCAACAGCTCCAGCGAATATCCCAAATCCTAAACCGAATGCGATTAAACCTAATCCCATTGCACCCAATGCCCATGCACCATCCTGTATTTTATCAGCGAACATTCCTATTACATATACTGCTCCACTTATCAATGTTAATGCTGCGACCATTCCTAATAGAATTACTGGCTTCATTAATATAAATAATGTGGCTAATGCAAATATTGCTATACCGATACCGAATGATTTTATAGCATCACCCATCATATCTAATGATTTAGCACCTTTCTTAATTTGTTTTGAGCCCATTCCTAATAAAAGGAACATCGGTACTAATAATGCAACTGCAATGTATAGCATTGGTATTGCTATTACTGCTGGTATTAATAGTAGTGCAGACATTGCTAGAGATTTAGAGAATAAGAAAATTGCATTTCCCATTGCTGTTAATGCCTTAGCGCCCTTCTCAACTTTCTTTACTTTCATTTTACCAAATCGCTCAATCATAGTTTTGATAAAGTCTTGGAACTTAAGTATAGTCTTTTTTGGGACTATTCTAAATAATATCAGACCCTTTGCCATTAATACAGCACCTTGGCCCAATAATTTAAGACCTGCTCCTGCAGATTTTAATTTAGCTCCTGTCCCACCACCACTTTCTTTACCAGCTTTACCACCTTTACCAGCACCCTTAGCTATTACTCGTAGTAATTTAGTTTGCTCTCTAAGATTGTTTAACATTTTAAGATCAAGCACACTCAGCTCTAGTCCACTACTAACTTTAATTAGTTTGTCCATTTTGCTCATCATAGCATCGTTACCGGTAACCTGTGCACCTAGTGCTATATTTATAGCAGATAACGAATCAGCTGATGATTGTGAAGTAGCTTGAATCTTTGATAGTGGATCCAATAAGTCTTTAATAGTTGCGACAGCCATTTAGATTTTATTTTTTACATTTTTGGCATACTTGGTAATGAAGGCATTTTATACTTACCCATGTTTTGTTGGGCGTTTGCTTTCATTCCATCCATATTGTATTTATCCTGTGTGTCTTTGGTATTTTGTGCCTCTTGCTTATTACGATCTTTTAACAAATCATTAAAGATTTCCAAAGTATATTCATATTCGTAAAAAGGAAGCAAATCCAGCTCTGATGGCTGGAGATGCAACTTTTCTAATAACAATACTCGAACCTTAAAGAAGTTCAGTAGAGATATCTGGAATAAGGAATAAAGCCTTGATACCGCCGGGAAACGTGAGCGGTACAGTGACCTCCTCACCGCAGCTTTTACATGGGAATACCATCTCGGGTTTGACACCGATTTTCATGTCTTCAGCTAATCTGTAGACTATTGTATATTTTGTAGAATCCCAACCCTGAAAGCTGGTAATCATTGCAAAGATATCTTTTTCAGTCCATCCTCTCCATTCCCTCTGTAGGTAAGGTAAGATAGCCAGTGTAGATTTATCCCAGTTTTTGTTATTCTCCTCTCTATCTCTGATATAATCAGTTATAGCTCTCATGATACCAATAGTTGGTGGCGCCATCTGAATCACTCCATAATTTTTTGTAGCAATAGAATAACACCTATCAGCATTATCATAGTATTTTTCAAACTTATCTACAACTGTATTGAATTGTAAATTATTAGTTCTTAATTCAACCGATTCTTGTGATTTACACATTGAAGACTTACATGCTTTTGTTGAAACAGGCATCATTAATGTATGCTCTCCGGTTTTGAATGTTAATTCTCTAATAGACAGTATTAAATAAATTCGATCTTCTTCAAGAATATCTTTATAAGATCCCCTTTGAGTTCCATACGTTGTTTTAGAACATGATATAATAAGGTTATTTAAACCTTCATCTACTTCTCTAAGATTATTTTCATCGATAGTTGAAAAACTTCTAACTTCAGCAACCTTTGCAGGTCTAATATGAATTTCAAAATCATCTCTATAAAATTTACCACCTGATGGAAAACTATTAAGATCCAGCCTAGTATAACCAACCATAGCATTCAACCTTTTAATTTCAGGATCATCTGAAGTAATTTTGTTCATTTGTCTGTTAGTATCAACCTTACCTAAGTTTTCTACTACATTGTTTGGAGTCTCGGTAGCTTCTACTTGAACAGCTTCGGCCTTGTCGAATTCCCTTTGGATATTATCATCGTGTTCTTTTGACATCATTTATTTGTTTTTTGTTAATTGTTTTTCTGGTTTAGTTTCTTCAACTATATGTTCAACTATTAACTGTCTTACATATCTTGAAATAGCAACAGGTTTAATTCTGTTTTCCATTGATTTTTGTATAATGATTGTATTTAGACTATCCTCATCTTCTGGAGTTACTAATACTTGTAATTTTTTAGTAAGTCGTTTCCTCTGTGGGATAAGTTCCTGTACAGTTTCATTAAAACCATACTTAGCATTATCAGATTTAAATTTATTAATCCAATATTCTACTCTTTTTAAAACATCACTTAATGCATGATCTGTTGCAAAGACTTCAACAACCTCACGGCTAAATGAATTAGTTCCAAAATCTTTAACTGCACGCTTAATGTATTTACCAGTTCCAAAGTTATTGGGATTATCATTTACTGAATATCCAATATAGACTTTGTCTGTTTTTTCTTGTTGTAATTTATAGATTATCATAGTTCTATATTATATAATTTATATTATATATTGGGGTGAAGGTCAAAAAAACTGGGAATAGTTTAACAATCCCAGTTTTCTAATTAATTATTGTTGTTTACGATCCTACGTTTTCCTCAACCCAATGGTCACAACGGAATACCATTGTTAACTGAGCTGCATCTTGTGTAGTGTAATTAAGTTCGTCTACAAAATCAGGTTGTCCTGTTGGGAATACATCTTTAAATGTAATCTTTCTGAAGATATCTCCTGCTCTGTTATATTGAACAACGATCATACTACCTACATAATCTTTCTTTAATCCCATTTCACCAGTTAATGGATCATAGATTACAGTATTCCAGTTACGGAATGTATTGTATATGTAGTTTTCGTTAGCATCATTCAAGTTAAGACTGAAGTTAACTGTTAAATCAGCAAAAGTCTGACCTGGCATACCTGCGAAAGATCTATCGGCAAATTTATATTTTTGTCCGACAGCATCAACTGATGGATTTAAGTTATTTAAACCTCCAATTGAATTTACTTGTTCTAAGATAAGTCCTGTATCATCCCCTAATGGTGAAAATATAGTAACCTCAAACAGGTTAGGCTGTATTGGTTCGAACCTTTGGCTACTGGCCCTTGATTGGGTATAATGTGGTAACGGCATAGTTTATATTGTTTTTTTATATATTCGTCTTACTTAACTCCTTATTGGAAGTTTCCTGAACTAATTGCTCCAGTTCTTAAAATAGTTGTTCTTTGTACAAGAATTTCCATTCCTCTTACTGGTTCAATATATGTATCAAGGATACCTACATTTTGATCAATTACATCTGGCGTGTTATTTGTTTCATCCATTATATTTCTATAATCATAAACACCATCATCGTTTTGAACAGTTGATAAGAAGTTATCAGCTAACGTTTTGATTTCTAATCTTGTCTGAGCTGTATTAAATTCGAATAAATAGTTTTTAAGAATTGCATCTATACCATCTTGGATATAAATTACAACCTCTCTAACATTAATTGAACTTAACGCAGATTTCGGAACTTGTTGCGCAGTTTTATTTGCAAAGATAGTTGGTCCTGTTCCACTTTGGAATACAATTGGATTGAATCCGAATGGTTCTAAGAAATAACGATCTTCTTGGTCTAAATTTAATTCTAAACCTACAACTCCACTTCCACCTATAACTCCACGTCTTACTCCAGCCACGATTGACCACGGTAATGCGTTTTCATATTTAAGTATGTAGTTATTAGATACATACGCAGCAGGAGGAACACTTATGTTCTTTCCTAAATCTCTAACAGTAATGAATGGGTAATAATAACCACCCCAAGATCCACCACTCGTTGCCGAAGGTAATGAATATCTAACTGTTGGATTCAATGCAAGGTTTCCACCTTCAGATATCATCTTAGAAGATAAACCACCAGTTGCATCAGTAAAGCTTGGATCTGTATTTGCTTTAAAATCTTTAGCAGAAGGTGCATTAACAATTGCGAATGAGTTTTTCCTTCCTGCACATAAATTTGTATAAACAGATTTACAGTTTGCTTCTATACCATTTCCATAAGTATCTACTACATAACGGAAGTTAATAGTTTCTTTATCAGTTAAAGCTTTGTATAAATTAGTACCACCTAAGATCGGACTTAAACAGTAGTTCTGTCTAGAATTAGATCCATCAGGCATGTGCTTAGTCGCTAGTAAATTAAAACCAGGTAAAGCAAATACGTTAAGGTAGTCAACCCAACTATCAATTGGATAATATAATTCTACCTTCTGAACTGTTGATGCAGCTGTTGTTACACTAACCTCAGATTGGCATGTTACTAATAGCGCAGTAGTTCCTGCAGGTATAACTGTTGGATATTGTGAAGGTGTTACTCCACCAACAACAGAATTAATTCTCGTTAACCTTGAATGACCAGATACTAATCCTTCGTTGTTTACTAAGTAGTTTCCTACTGAAACATCTGGTGCTTCAGCTGAAGTTGTTGCAATTAATACTTGATTGGGTTTTAATAGCGGTTCAGTTGTTGAATCACCAAGAATATCAATAGTAAGATTAAGAGCGCCTTTTAGAGTTTGTACATCTAAACAATTAGCAGCAGCATATGTTGGTACAGTTGCAGATGTTCTAAATAATCCAGTACCGTCTAAAGTAAATTCAGCATGTGGTGTAAGGAATGCATAATCATCTCCTTGGTAAGGTACGATTCTTACTCCTGGTAAGAAATATGCAGGATCAGATATTGCAATTTTACTTGCAACAGATGTTGGTTCAGCTGTATGGATAAAACCATAATCTACAGCATTTACTACTAAGAATGATTGATACTCAACTCCACCATCTTCATAAACAGCTTCATCTCCATCAGTTAGAACGCCATTAGCAAACTGTGTTGCTATAGCAGATCCATAAGAACCTATAATTCCAGCAATTGGATTAGCAGGCTCATGTTCATCGACTGTAAAATCAATATCTACTTCGTTAATATAATTATATGTATCAGTTGCACCTGTTGTAAAGTCTGATGCTGTAATACTACCTTCGTTTGATAACAATACAGTTACTGAATTTCCGCTAGTTTGTACATTAATTACTGGTACATATTTTACTGCGTTTAATCCATTTGTTTTAATAAATGAACCTACTACAGTAGATGTATTCGCGGTCATTGTACTAAATGCAGTCCATAATGCATCCTCAGGATCATTTGCATTAGTTACTTGTATTTGTACACCAGTATTTCCAGTTGGTACAGACACAGTTATTATGCTTGATACATTAGTTACATCAGTTCCAGGTTCTGGTGCTCTACAGTAAAGTAAATCAGAAACAATTGAACCACTATATGATAACATATTAATATCATCTTGGAATGATTGTGATTGTTGATATTCAAGATTGTGTCCTACCATATCAATTCCACCAGCTACACCATCAATAAGAAAATCACCACTGAATAAATTTTCATTCACAGTAACAAATAATCCAGTAGATGCAGTATCAGCATTAACAACTTTTTCAACGAAAAGGTTATTACCTAATAAATCTACAAAATCAGGAATTAAACATGCAGTATAAGTTGCTTGTAATTCTACTTCAGGTAAATTAAAGAATTCTAATAATTTAGTGTCAGTTTTATCATTAGCAAATACTCTACGTTTTAATCCTTGTGTTGAATCAAAGTATTCTTGAAATGTTGGATCAGCATTAAATCTTGAATAAGGTGTAGTTGAACTATAGTCTCCACCAAAGTTACCTCCTATTACAAAGATATCTACGAAGAAGTCAGATATTAAACTATCTTTATCTAAAAATCCAGGTACATTAGCAGCACCATACCATTCTTCAACGGTTACTTGGTAAGCTAATACATTTGTTAATGCAGATTTTTTAGCGATTACAGATATAGGAGTTTGACCTAAATTAGTAATATCTAATAAATCATTAACAGATGTTCCAGATAAAACAGATTGGTTTGCACCAACATTATTTAAAAAGTCGTCAGTCGATGGAAACCAAAATTTATCTCTATTGTAAAATCTTTGGTATTCAAATTCTGCACCACCATTAGCCTGTAATGTATCAGGTGTTGATGATGTTGAAAATCTAACAGCATTTATTTTGTCATCTTGATCTAAATTAAGTAGATTCAAGGCAAGAATTGGTCCTCTTTCCAATGCAGCTAAACAGCTTCTGTGGAAAAATGAATCTTTTCTTTCTAAGTTTCTGTCGATATCACCGAATACTTGCTTAAAGAAAGCTGTATCTGGAATAAAGACGGGTGTGTTAAACGGACCTCTCTTTGAAAACCCGACCACCAGTCGTGTTTGATTTGCAGGTATACTAACTACTTGACTTTTGTCAAATTCGAAACGATAAGTACCCGCTGCTTTAAGAGAAGCGATTTTTGGATCTAGTGCCATCTTGTATTATATTTTTTTGTTTATTAGTTTTTTTATATATCCACTAACCTTTGAACTTTTATACTAAGTCGTAGATATCAAAATTGAGATTACCACCTTTTGAATCTTTTTCTAAAATTTCTTCTATTTTAATTTGTATAGCTGGATCAATCACATCATAAATCTCTTCAACAAAATCGGAGAAATCTAAAGTAGTAAAGAATTCAGAACTATTTATACAAGTCATAATTAAATCGTCATTACCTAATTGCCCTGCATATGATCCGTTTGGTAGCTTCCCAAATGTTGATGATTCCTTTACAGTATCTTTATCAAATATTTGGATTTTGTTTTGTGTAATATATTTTTTAAAGTTTTGGCAAAAAATAGGTTTGTTATCTTTTTTAACTTTAAGACCAAACTGTTTTGTCTTTGCATCTACTCTATGTTTAAATTTAACAACAGATTCTTCATCGAATTCATTCCGCTGTGGAAAGACAGTTTCCATTCTTTTTATTAACTCCCCACCAAACATATTCCACTCAATGATTAATTTTACATTTTCTGAAAAGAACATATCAAATGTTAGAATATACAAAGATTTTGCGAATTCTTCTATAGTATGTTCGTTACTTCGGAAACGGCCTACTTGGCTTATTGCAAAAAAGTCAACAAAACTACCAGGTGTTGTTACAGATTTCCAGTCTTTTTGGTCTAGTATTTTTACTTGGAAAATATTAATGACAGAATAATCACCGCCTACACCTTCTGCAATATCTACAGAAAATACCCAATAATTATAGTCTTCCTCTATTTCATCTAAATTAAATCCTGGCTTCCATAGCAAACCAGAGTAATCAATCTCAGCATCATCAAATTCAACAATCTCTTGGTGCTCAAATTCAATTTGGTTTTCAGTAAGCTTCTTTAAACTAGCTGCTCCTAATAATAATGAAGAACCTGCTATAAACTGATTCCCATATTGTCTATTAAATGCTTCTTCACTACCTAAGTTAGCAACCTCTTGTCTCATCCATGCATCATCTCTACCTGGAACATCCCACCAATCTACTCTGAATGGTGTATATTCACTCAATCCTTGATCAGCAGCAGTATATATGTCATAGAACTTATTAAAGCCATTCGGTGTACTTGTAATTATAACTTTAGAATTTGCTGATGCAGAAACTGTTGGGTATACATTTTCATAAAACGTATCTACAAAATTTGCAGGTATATGGGCGAACTCATCCATGAATAATAGATGAATAGTAAAACCGATTGCTGCTTTCTTAGTAGTAGTCTGACCAATGATCCTACAACCGTTGTCAAACTTTGAGTTAAACACATCCCATTTAAGAGTACCGGGCTTGATAAAGAAGGGTAAATGTTCTAATATAGTTTTACCTTTATCAATAATTTCTCTTGTTGTAGCACCCTTATTTGAAAGTATTAGCGAATTTTTGTCAAAATTAAATACAGAATACCATGCAATGAATATTGATGAACATATAGTTTTACCAACCTGCCTACTTGCAAGACATACATTAAATCGTTCTGCTTGGAACTGTCTTAACATTTCTTCTTGGTAAGGTCGCAACTTAATAGTTTGCAAACCATGATCAGTCATTACAGTACAATAAGTATTAGCAAAGTATACAATATCTTTTGCACACTTTTTAATTTCTCTTATCTCCTCGTCAGTATAACTAAATACAATATTACCTTTTCTTAAATTAGGATTCCCTTCATAAAATGGTGTAGACTTTGGTTTGTATCCCTCGTCTATGGCCAACATTAATTGTTCCACTTTCTTAGAAGTCCATGAAAACTGTTCTTGTCCTTTAGTTATCTTTAATTCGAATCCTGCTGATTCTGCTTGTGGTTTAGCCATGTGGTTTATTCTATAATGGCAATAAGTTGGTTAATATGTATAATTTCATATTCAATGTTATCAAGTGTAACCATAGTACCTTTGCCCATATTTTTTAATATAGTATCACCCTCTTTTATATGCTCTGCATCACCGGCATTAATAACTGTTGCTTTACGATTGTGTTTTTCAACAGGTATAATAATACCGCTAGGGGTTTGCTGTTCTTGTTGTTCAATTTCCTGAACTAACAAATAATTATTCTTCATTTTCATTTCCATCGACGTCTTGTATATCTTCTTCTTTGATTGTATCTTGTAAAGCTCTCATTAAATCTTTTGTACCTCTGGACTTAATACCACTTTGTTTATTGGATGATGAGGAACTTTCAGTACTATGATAAACATCAACATCACGAGATATCTTCTTAGCATTTTCCTCAATTGCTATAAGATACATTGTTTGACTCTTTATAATATCTAATAAAGTCCGCTGTAAATCAGAAAGTACTTCGAACATTCTTGGCGAAACATCACCTTCATGAATTGTCTCCATTAATAAGGTAATAGCAGTTTCACTATTTTGCATTTGTCTTACCAGCATTGATAGTGCATATTCATCAAGCTGTGCCTTTGCTCTGATATATTCATGCTCGGCTATAATCTCCTCGCTTAAATAAAATGAAAGTAAACTGTTTATTGTCTTCTCTGCCCTGTTCTTAGCTTTGATTAATTGCGCGTTTTGATTGCTATTAATTTTAACAGGTTCCAGTTCTACATTGTTCTCAGCATAACCTTCAACTTCGTCAGGTAGATCGTTTAACAAGTCACCTAAACTATCTCGAAATTTATCTTTCGATGATTCTTTCATATGTTTAAATTTATAATATATATTCCAAGTTACCTCGGGTTAGTAGCGGTCGGGAGCATTAGTTCTGGTGATGCATTATCGAGTAGTAGTGCTAAATGAGAATCTTTAACTACATATTGTGATAGTATTAATTCTTGTAGCTCTTCTTCAATAGTTTCACCCCATATTCTGATATTAGTTAAATCAGTCTGACCTCCTAGTAACTTCCAAGCAAATCCACTTGGTATTACTGTTGTTGGTATTGTTTGTGTATTTGTATAGATACTTGTTAAATCAGCAGTTCTATCTGGGTTTATAGCCCCTGTCATTTCTACAGTATTATATAAAAACAATGATAGTTGCTGTGCTAAATTATTTAAGTTAATAGTCGCAGCATACCATTTACCTTGCGAAAGTACAACAGATGCTTTTGATAAATCATACTTATAATAGATATCATTAAGTTTAATAATAAACCAATTCGTAGTATATGTTAATTGAACATACGATGTTACTGGGGATTTAAATTCATAATTATCATATTGTATGACAGTATTACTAACTTCTTTTTTAAATGTTGTATTATTACTAATAGTTCCATCTATATAAGGTATATCTAAAGTAATAGTTTTTGTATCAGTATCAACAGATTTTACCGGTTGTATACTGTTATATGAAGTAGTACCTCTTATCGCAATCCAATCACCTGCAGAAATTGCAAGATCACCCAAAGGCAAAGCATCTGCAGATATCATAGGATTACCTGCATTATTAGTTATTGAGTTAATTACAAAACTTGAACCAACAGGCTTTGTGTACTGTGGTCTAAACCAGAATGTAAATGCCCTGTTATCAGTAGCATCCCAACCACCAGTATATCTGTACTTAACACCTATTGTATTTTTTGGTAGAGTTTTTAATGCATAATGATATTTTGAAATAATAGTCCACTGATTATAAACATTTTCTTCAGTGATACTCATTTTTTTATTCAAAGATCTTCTTACATAATCATTTGCTTGGCTACCTATAGTATTATACTCGTTAGGTTTTCTAACATCTTTAAATTCGTTTTCTCTTTCAACTCTAAACTTTTCTTCTACATTAGATACTAACGAATCAGTAGAAAGTTCAGCAGCTAAACCTTCAACAGTATCTTCATAACCTACATTGGTTCTTTGTTGATATGTTACAAGACTAACTCTCCAATAAGATCCTGCATACATAAAGTCATCAGCTTCTGCTATTGCATCAACTTCATACATACGATTCATAAACTGCTCAAAGTAAAGATAATCTCTCATCTGTGGCTTTGAACCAATCCCAAAGATTGCCTCAAATGCAGATTTGACAATATGAATTTCAAACTGAACAGGAAAGTCCATCATTAATGGATTAAATGCAATATCTCTAGTAGGCAATTCATTATCAGGAATCATTATCTTAACTTCTCCTGATTTGATAACATCAAATAATGAATATTCTTTTAGAATAACATCCTGGCTTCGTTGATCTGCTTTAGTTTTATAATAAGTTACACAGAATCCAAATAGATTAGATGCCATTGCAGATAGCTGAGTATACATCTGCCCTGCTCTGGTTATGTCATAAGGATTCCAACCACCACCACAACAATCAAATGCTAAGTTTAATGCACCAGAACAACCGTCAACACCACCACAGTCAATTTGTGGAATTTTACATATTACACCACCATCAGTTACAATCTCTAATGCAATTGAATTAAATGTCAATGTACATTCACCAACTTGTGTATATCTGAATTCAATCCAAAAATTATTTGCTGGATTTAATACTAGTTTTTGTAAATTTATATCTGTTAGAGGTACCCAGTCTGAATATGTGACACCGTCTATACCCCACCTATAATCCTTATCATAATAACATGATGTAGTTTCACCTGTAATTGAATCGGTAAATCCTAATACTTCTGTTACATTTTCATAAGGAGTTTGGAGACTAACTAATAGTTGATCTCCACTAGCATCTGTTGATGATCCTGTTACTGCCATGTTATGAGTTTATTTGTTGATCTTCTTTTTTGTTGGATTTCTTACCCCATATTTTATCAGCTGATGATAATCCTAAACCACCAATACATATTGCTGCAACCGCATTCACTAGTGTTGGTTCAACTGGGTACTCTGTGTACAGATTAATAAACAGAGCTGCACATAATGTTAAACCTGCAATAATTCCAATAAATCTTTTTGATGAAGGATCTCCCTGTTCGTCTCTTAAGAGACCTTTGAGCCATTCTATAATCTTTTTCATAATACAAACCTTATTTGGTTTATATATTCATGTTCTAATATGAGGTATAATCAGTCTTGACCAATAAGATAGGGTCGTCTTCTTCGATTTTAGGGTCTATTGCTGTGATAATATCAAATGCATCCATGATTTGTGATTCCTCCATTTCAGCAAGTATATCAAACAATAAAGTAGCTTTAATATAAAAATGAGAAGATCTATCCAAATATTTATTACTTAGAATTCCTATCTCTATAAACTTTTTATTAAAGGTATCTAGTTGCTCTCTATCCAATATTTGTGTAAGGTCAAATATACCTTCAACTATATTAAAATGAAAGCTTACAATTTCACGACCATTCTCTAACTTTATTAACCTAGAGAATATTTTATCATTAGATATTTTAAATGTAATACGCTCTAAGTTAGAAAGTCTATCAAGAATAGACTTTAAAAAGAAAATGGAATTAGGTTTAAATTCAGGATCAGGTGAATCATAATCATTAGTTTTTTGTAACTCAGCTCTTAAGAACGATGAGGTTTTTATAGCCCGCTCGAATTGATCTAAAGAAACAATAAATTCAGAAGGATTTTCTGATTCATTTTTACATTCTTTTTTTACTCTAGATATAATTAAATTATCTATGTAATCGTTTTTGTATAATGTAAATGCAATATGTGTTGGTATTTCTAATTCAAATTGTTTATCAATTGATATCATCGCTCATTTGTTTTTCTAATACATTTATTGCCTTCTTAACTTCAGTTGGGTTATGCTTCATTGCTTCTAGAAAATCACGTTCACCTATTTCATTAATCTTTAAATACATTTCTAAAGCCTTAGTGTTAGGTTCCCATATTTTTATTTTTTTAGAGGCCTTTGTTTTAGTATAAATAAAACCAGGTACTCTACTAAACTTTGATGCAACCATTCTCCACGCTTCTGCTTGTCCTACTGGATCAATCTTAAGTGCATTAAACATATTTGCTTGTATAGGAAACTTAGTACTCATGAATCTATTAGTCATAAATGAATTTTTAGATTTATCATACCTCTTTAATTTCTCCCACTGTATGTCTCGACCAAACAAGACTTTTATGTAATCAAATAATTTCATTTCCTTTTATTATTTATACGACTTGTTAATATAATTGTTTTCTTTTTTTAGAAAATCTTTCCTTTTGTTTTTTTATTTGTAATAAATGACATATCATTTTTATCATTGTCATTATCATCCTTAAAGAAACTTGCTTTAAATGCAGAATTATCATCACCATCATATTCAGTACCTGCAACTATTTTTTTCATAGTAGATACATTAGGTAATTTTAATTCATTAACATTTATTTGAGATTCTACAGATTTAAACATTTCATCTAATATTCCTTCAGGTATAGTATGAGAACTAAGTACCATTAAATTAACATTTGATCTAAGATTAGTTATAATCTGCTCTCTGCTCATATGCTTTGCTTTCATATGTTTAACAATAATATTAGCTAAATCAGTAATATAACCATCTTCGTATAAATACATATGAGATAATGTTCCATGTTTTGCTTTGAACTCATCTATAATAGCAGTTGCTTTATTTTCGCTAATACCAAATCTTCGCTGTTTTCCATTTTTAGATTTGGAAATATGCCAATATGCAGGTGGTACATTATCACCTGAATCACCTGTTAAAACTTTACGGAATCTGAATTCTTCTGGATCTACTTCTATTACTGCTACTTGTTTTTTATCAATAATTGATGCAAGTAATTTTTTAGATTGAGCCTCTGGTGTAGATGATGCTTTTAATACATCGAATATATCTTTTGATGTACCTTCTTCCTTTGCAGTAAGCCATTCGGAGAAACCTTGATAAGTATACATTTTCTTATGGGCTGGTGAAAATAGGATTGTGTGAGTACTGCTAGTTTTACTTCTATTTACTAATTGAACTAAATCTCTATCACCAGTAAACATAATAACTGATTTGTCATTTGCTAATGATTCAGTATTCCATGCATACATTAAATCATCACCTTCAGCTCCGTCTATTTTTGAAAAAATAACACCTTGCTTAACAAGTAATTGTGTAAACTCATCAGTAACTTTAGAAAAGTTTTTCCAGTTAATTGTAGTGTCTTGTTTACGATTACCTTTATATTCTGCATCTGGATAAAAATCCTTTCTCCATGATCTTGAATCAATAGTCCATACTACTTTATCAATAAGTCCTTCGAATAATCTAATCTGATATGCAAAATCAGTTGCTAACTTCCTCATAAAAACTATCGCGTCTTCATCAGTAGCTAACATTCCTTCTTTCTTTGATTTTCTTGGTAAAACATATAATGTTCTAAAAAGAAAATAATTGCCATCTATGACAAAGGTATGTCTTCCTGTTTTTCTCATGTTATTGTATTTAATATAATTATAACAAACTTTAGTTGTTTTTGAAAGTTGTTTTTATAGTTTTTTCTTCGCATTCATCTTTATCTAAACCTTTCTCTCTCAAATGATAATAGGTACTTACTGCTGCTCCTAATTCATAATAGTTAGAATATTTTTTTATTAATGCTTTTAAGAATTGTGCTCTCATACGCCGTTTAAAATTGATTGCAGTTCATAGATACATGCGAGCATTGATACCGCAGGATCAATTACTTGCTGTCGTTGTGATTGGTATTTAGCCACAGTTATGATTACTTGTGGTATAAATTGAATATATGATTGTCTTTCCTGTTGGATAAACTCTACGAACTCAGCCCCTAAAGAAGATAAAACATCATCAGATCTATTCGCATAGTTAGATAACATATATTGATAATTTTTTACTGGATCTGATTCATCTATGACTAAATCATAAATATCTTTATAAACCGAGCTAAATTGTTTTATATCTTCGACAGTTATAGTATCCTTTCCTTGTGATTGGAACCCTTGTAGCTGATTAAGCATAGTTCTTAAATCTGGAAATTTCCTTTTTACTAATTCTACAGCTGCATGTTTTTCAATTTTAATACCTTCATCTTTACAGATTTTAAAGATCCTCATAATGTAACTTTTCATTATTTCAGTTTCTTCCTCTTTAGAAAAATCAAAATCAATCATTTCAAATCTTGATTGAATTGGATCTGGTACTTTGTTGATATAATTACATGTTGCTACGAATCTTGCATTTGTTGCAAATTGATCCATAGTAGCTCTTAGTGCTTTAAAGAATTGATCAGATACACCATCGATCTCATCAAGGATAACTACTTTTAATTTACCAGGTTCATCCATAATAGAACGATTGGCACAAAAGTCAGTTATTCGGTTTCTTACTACATCTACTGAAGTATCAGTTGATGCATTTATATAAAGGTAAGGATGTTTAAAATGTTTTACTAAAACTTTAGCAGCTGAGGTTTT